CACAACATAAATTAATGTATAATCTTTTTTAAAGGACATAACATGAAAATTGATAAACCCGCATTAAAAGAATCAATCGTTGATACGCTGATTGGCGCTGTATTTAATTTTCCATTATCTTGGCTGACCATAACGCTGGTCCTGTTGTTTACTCAGAACTCATTTTTATTGTCGCTAAGCCAATTAATTGTTTTATCCATAATCGCAATAATCAGAAGATATTATGTTAGAGTATATTTTGATAAGCAGAACAAAAGGAATGGTTTATGAGTATAGAAAAAGAAGACATGGTAAGTATTGATGAGCTTATCAAAGAATTATCAAGAATTAATGAAAGCTTGTTTGCAATAAACAACAACATTGCTCAATTGGTATTGGTTTACCAAATGCAGCTAATGGCCAGCGAAGAGTTTAAGCAGTTGGCTAATCCAGATACAGATACCCCCAAAAAAAAGTTACATTAATTTGATTAAAAGTGTTGACTCTAATACTTTATTACCCTAATATGAACACTGTAACAAACAATATAAGGAAAAATTATGAAAAAAATAGAATTAACCAAGCTAGAAAAATTACAAAAACAACTAGCTGAACACTTGGATGAAAAG